CAAAAGCATACAAAGAATTAATTGCTATGTTATACACAGGTCAGATACCTAAGATTGATGTAAACAAAGTTAGACCTGCAGGTGCAAGACTAAAAACTTTCGGCGGTCGTGCTTCTGGTCCACAACCTCTAGTAAACTTATTTGATTTTACAATTAACACATTTAAGAATGCTGTAGGTCGTCAATTAGATTGCCTAGAGGCACACGATATCGTATGTAAAATAGGCGAGGTGGTTGTTGTAGGTGGTGTTAGAAGATCAGCACTTATCTCATTATCTAGTATTCAAGATGATAGAATTCGTAAAGCAAAAATGGGACAATGGTGGCAAGATAATCCTCAAAGAGCATTATCAAACAACTCTGCTTGTTATACTAGAACGCCTGATATAGGATTGTTTATGCACGAATGGAAAGCATTATACGATTCTAAGTCTGGCGAAAGAGGTATCTTTAATCGTGAGGCTGCAAAAAAGAAAGTAGAAGAAAATGGTCGTAGAGATTCAGAACACGAATTCGGTACTAATCCTTGCTCAGAAATTATATTAAGACCTTATCAGTTTTGTAATTTAACTGAGGTAGTTATTCGTGCTACAGATGATGAAAAATCACTAAGAAAGAAAGTTAGACTTGCAACACAATTAGGCACATATCAATCAACACTAACAGATATTAAATATCTAAGAAAGATATGGCGTGATAATACTGAAGAAGAAAGATTACTAGGTGTTTCACTTACAGGTATTATGGATAACAAACTAACGATTAAGGCAGAGGAAGAACTATTATCAGGTATGAGAAAAGTTGCAGTAGATACTAATAAGAAACTTGCAGCTGAATTAAAAATACCTCAGTCTGCTGCTACAACTTGTATTAAACCATCAGGCACAGTTAGTCAATTAGTAGATAGTGCTTCAGGCATTCACTCTAGACATAATGATTATTATATTAGAACTGTAAGAGGCGATAATAAAGACCCACTAACTCAGATGATGAAAGATCAAGGCATACCTAGTGAACCTGATATGATGAATCCTAATAATGTTAGTGTATTTTCATTCCCTCAGAAAGCACCTAAAGGGGCAATCACTAGAGAAAGATACACGGCAGTAGAGCAATTAGAAACTTGGCTAAGATATCAAAGACATTGGTGCGAGCATAAACCATCTTGTACTGTATCAGTAAAAGAATCAGAATGGATGGAAGTTGGCGCTTGGGTATATAAACACTTTGACGAAGTATCAGGTGTAAGTTTCTTACCACACTCTGACCACACATATCAACAGGCACCTTATCAAGATATTGATGAGAAAAAATTTAAAGAAGAATTAAAGAAAATGCCTACTAATGTTGACTTTGAAAAATTATCAGATTACGAAGATGAAGATAATACAACAGGCACTCAAGAACTATCTTGTACTGCTGGTGCTTGTGAACTAGTTGACATAACTTCAACAGTCGCTGCCTAATGTTAAAGTGTGATAACTGCTCGGCAGAATATAAAATTGACCACGAGATGGATAAAGAACATTATCTTCCAGTCTATTGTCCGTTTTGTGGTTGGGAAAGAGAAGAGTCTGATGAGGAATATTTAAACGATATTTCTTTTCACGACTCAGATGATGACGATTAAATCAATAGGTATTGACTATTCACTATCTTGTCCTGCGATCTGTGTAGAAACAGAAAACGCTGAAGATTTTTATTTTCTAACAGACAAGAAAAAGTATGAAGGTACATTTAGACCAAATATAACTGGTACTTTACATAAAGGCTACCTAACACCACAACAACGATATGAAAATATTGCTGATTGGGTAATCTCTACGATCAGATCATACTATCCAGAACACGCTGTTAAACCACATATGCCAATGATTAATCTAGAAGATTATTCATTTGCCAGTAAAGGTAAGACTTTTCATATTGCAGAAAATATGGGTCTACTTAAATACAAATTCTATAAATCAGATATACCTTATCAACTCATAGCCCCCTCCTCAGTCAAGAAATTTGCAACAGGAAAGGGAAATGCGAACAAAGAGATGATGATAGACGCATTTAAAGAGACCGCTGGATTTGACTTGCTAGGCGAGTTAGATTGCACTTATAATTCACCCGCCTCAGACATCGCTGATTCGTATTTTATATGCAAATTTCAGTCAGAAAACCCCCTAAAATAGTGTTGTATTTTTGCAACACTCTAAACAAAATGGTAAGTCATTGATTCTAAAGGGTTCTTAATCCATTTTTCGCTTGTTTTGTGTGCTAATTGATGATAAGATTAGTCATAAAACAAAGAAAAACAAGGACTTATATGACTATATTATTAATTGCAAGTTTAACAATGTTCACATTTTTTACTTATTGTGCCGCTGTTGCTTATTATCAAATGTTTAAAGAAGATTTCGGTGATCTCTAATGATAGAATTTTTACTGTTGATAACATTAAGTATTGGGGTAATACTGATGATTGGGAAAGTATTCAGATGAGTAGTAGAGTATATGTAGATATGGATGGCGTGATTGCTGACTTCTTTTCAGCCCTCGCAGAATTCAGAAAAGTAAATCATTGGAAAGATCAAGGCGAGATTACACTCGATACATCAATTAAAGAATTACAAGGTACAAACTTCTTTGAAACCTTACCAGTTTTTCCTTTCGCTAAGAAATTAGTTGATTTAGTTAAGTCGTACACTGGTGGTGATTGGTACATCAATACCTCACCACTCAGAGACGACCACGAGAACTCAGAATATTACAAGACTAAGTGGTTAAAGAAACATAATTTTGATCCGAAAGACATCATAGTAACCAAAAGAAAAGAATCATATGCCGTTGACAAAAAGACTGGCATACCAAATATATTGATTGATGATAGACCTAAGAACCTAGAGAGATGGGTTGCCAGAGGTGGGGTCGGTATCAGATATCAGGCAAATGAAGATAGTTTAGATTTAATTAAGAAAGGATTAGATAAAGCATATGGAACCATAGCAAATGTAAAAGGCGAAAACACCGAGAGTATGGTCACCCACGGTGACAGGAAATCTATGCCTTCGGAGAATGACCGTGGGTAGTGTATTAGAAACTACATACTTGGTAAACCATATGGCCGACAAGTCAGTTTTAGATACACTAAATGAACAACAAAGGAGTAATAAGTGAACGATATAATAGAAATAATAGAAGATTTAAAAGAGATTAGGCGGGCAGTTAAGAATAACGAGTCTGTCTATATCTCTATTGATAAGAAGATTGAAAAGTACCAAAAGATACTAGATCAATTTGAAAATGCCAATGGTGAACTGCCAATTAATGATGATGACCTTGAAGAAGAATCACCAGACTTAACCTGGGCAGGAACCTCTGGTTATAGTGTATAAATTAACGCTTGACAAATATAACAAATAATGATATGCTAAAGAAAATTAAAGGAGAGAAATAATTATATGGGTATATATTCAATAAAAGAAAATCTATATGCTGAATTTGCACAGCAGAAAACCAAACCAAAGAAAGTTAAATGGTTACAAGAGTTGTTAGAATTTAGAAAGAATAATCCTCAAGAATTTAGAGGCAACAAACTATCAGTCAAGAATATAGAAAACTTGATCGAGGCTTGGTCTCAAAAGAACCCTCAAAAGTTTATGAAAGATAAATTAGGCATCACGGCCAGAGAAGAAAGAGAACGCTTGGCTGAACTGGCAAAAAGAGACCCGAAGGAAGATGAGTAGTATTATTACATCAGTTTTACTTGCTGCAATTTTTATTGCTTTTATTGTGTGGTATTCGCCATACGGTAGTCAACACGAACCCATAGATTGGATACTATGGATATATCAGAATTTAAGATGGGATCTATAATATACACATATCAAAGATCAAAGAGAAAACCTATTCCTCTTACTGAAGAGCGAATTCAAACTCTTAGAGATCACGAAAAGTTTTTGAAAAGGCACCGTGTGGGTGAATCACGGATCGTTAGTGAAGAGGTTATCACACCTGACTGTCGATCAGGAGACCACGGGTTCGAATCCCGTACGGTCCGCCATTCACCTAAGAAACCTATGGGTAAAGTTGCCGGCACAAAACCTGCAGTTAATTGGCGTCTAGAAGAAAGTAAAAATTTTACAGTTGCACCTGCATATAATAAAGGTGCCTATCAAGTTATTACTAAATCAAATGTGAAGGATATAGGAAGATGAACCTAAATAGATTTTATTTTACTATGACACTTATATTGGTTACTATATTGTTAACCAATTATGCTAGTGCCGTTCAACAATTAGATAATGAAGGCCCTATATATGGCGAATGTAAATATTATACTGAAACAGTCATTGAAAATGGTGTAGAGGTTTCAAAGAAAGAAACTAGAGTCTGTGATGAAACTAAAAAGATTGGTGAAAATCCAGATGATGTAGAGACTTGGACTATGGAAGATGAACAGAAAATGCAAATGTTTGAAACAGGAATGATACTGTTCTTTTTATTTGTATTAGAAAATATGTAATTTAACAGGAGGGA